CTGGCTCAATTACTACTATTGGTGGTGTAACTACTACTACCTTTAGTGGGAGTGGAACTTGGACAAAAGGTGCCAACACCAGAACTGTTTCAGTCATATTATGGAATTCTGGGGCTGGTGGTGGGTCTGGTAGACAAGGATTGACTGCTGCTGCAGGAGGTGGCTCTGGAGGTGGCGCCGGTAATGTACTCTATTGGTCAGGACCAGCATCATCATTTAACTCAACTGAAACAGTAACTATAGCTGCCGGTGGTGGTGGTGCTTCTGGGCAATCATCCTCTACAACTGATGGTATTAATGGAAATCCAAGCGCTGTGTCTAGTCTAGGAAATTTGGCATCTGGTCCACAGCCTACGAGTTATGGTGCTGGTGGTGTAAACGGAACAAATACAGGCGGAGCCACTGCTCAATTCTTTTCTGGTTCTAGTGTGGCTACTGTATCTGTTACTGCACAGGGGGGTGCTGGTGGACTTAGCACTGGTGGTACTGGTGGCCAAATTGCTGCAACAAAACCTCAAATTTATTTAATGTTCCCTAGTGGTGGGGGTGCTGGTGGTGGTGGTAATAGTTCTACTGCAAGAGCTGGTGGACCAGGTGGTGATATTGTTTATAACAATAATGGTACATCTATAATAGCCGGTGGTACTGGTGGTATAGAAACAGGAACTATTGCCGGTGGTAATGGTAATTCTGGCAATCTAACAACAGGTGGATGTCCTACCGGAGGTACTGGTGGAGGTGGCGGGGGTGGTCAAAAAACAGGTGGATCTGCTGGGGCAGGTGGTACAGGTGGCCTACCGGGTGGAGGAGGAGGCGGCGGTGGTGGTTCTATAAATGGAACAACATCTGGTGCTGGTGGAACTGGTGGGGCCGGCTACTGTATAGTCATTGAATACTCTTAAAAGGAAGTAATATGTCAGTCAATAATACAGTTAGTACCGGTGGTCTTCCTGATGGCTACCTTGTGGATGTCAGTGGGCTTGTAAGTTCGATATCTGGTAGTTATCTAGTTACCAATTTTTCTGCCAGTGGCACTTGGACTAAGAACCCATCTACGCGTGTCGTAACTACCATTTTATGGAGTGGTGGTTCTGGTGGTGGTTCGGGAAGAAGAGGTCTTACTACTGCAGCAGGAGGCGGTGGAGGTGGTGCAGCAGGAGGAGTTACCTATTATACTGTTCCAGCATTTTTTTATGGTCCTTCTGAAACAGTAACTATTGGTAATGGTGGTGGTGGAGGTGGAGCTCAAACCACTAACTCAACTAATGGTACAGCAGGAAGCGTTGCAGGGCTAACTTCCTTAGGGTACATTTCTACCAAAGGAAATGGTTCTTCATCGCGTGGTGGTGGTGGTACGACTACTACTATAGGTGGTGGATCAGGGGATTATTATCAAGTGCAATATACGGGAACTGTTGGTACAGATTCTGCTACTGGCGCTGCGGGAAATAATACAGCAGGAACAACTGCCGCTAATTCATCAGTAACTACAAGTTTATTTGTAGGATCTCTTTTTGGAACTGGAGGAGGTGGTGGAGGTGGCGCCGATTCTGGAGCAGAAAGAGCTGGTGGCAATGGTGGTGCTAACTGCTATGCTTTGAACGGATCTACTATAACCGCCGGTGGATCTGGCGGAACTGAATCTGGTACTATTAGAGGTGGTGATGGCAATCCTGGTATAACTACAACGGGTGGCCTTATTACTGGTGGAACTGGAGGAGGCGGTGGCGGTGGACAGTTTGCAGGAGCTGCTGCTGGAGCAGGTGGCACAGGTGGCCTACCAGGCGGCGGTGGTGGTGGAGGCGGCGGCAGCCTCAACGGTACCAACTCAGGTGCAGGCGGAACTGGTGGAGCAGGATATTGTATTGTAATTGAATATTTCTAAGGAGTTATTATGTCACGACATGCAATTATTAAAGATGGCGAAGTAGTAAATGTGGTTGTTTGGGAAGGCGCGGAATTCCTTCCGCCAAGAGGACACATGGTTGTTCATTGCAAAGATGGCCGCTGTGATATTGGCGACAAATGGGATGATGTGAACAAAGTATTTATCTACGCTGATAGAACTGCTAAAGAATAATCCATTTAAGGAGATAGTATGAGCACACGTAATAGTTGGAACAATGCTATAGTCCTTGCGGATGTATCATTTAACGGCGGTACCTTTAACGTAGGCACAGATAACATAGATTACGCAGTAAATATCGGCACCACAGCAACTTCTGGTCGTACGGTGACTATTGGGTCATCTACATCAGCAAGTTCGCTAGCGCTCAATTGTGGTACGGGTGGGATAACGGTTGGTAACTCTGCCAATGCCCATGCTACAACAGTAGGCTCAACCAACTCAACTTCCAGCACCACCATACAAAGTGGTTCAGGCAATTTAAACATTACCAGTACCAATGGTGGACTCAATATCAATAGTGGTAGTGGGAACCTATTTATCTCAACTGATGGCAATCCAACAACAGTTAATATTGCCACAGGCGCTGGCAACAAGACCACGGTGCTCGGATCAACCAATGGAACCAGCACGACAACCTTACAGGCAGGATCGGGCGGTATTGTGCTATCAGGTGCAACTGCATATGCTCCTATCTGCGGCGGAACAAGCACAACCAACCCCATTCAATATGCCTCTTCTGGCATCAACAACTCGGGGTATGTGCTTACCAGCAATGGTGTAGCATCGCTGCCCAGCTTCCAGGCTTCACCTTCAAGCTCTATATCATTGACTGGTGATACTGGTGGCGCGCTTACGGGTAATGCATTCACATTAACAGCTGGGGCAACAGGATTATCATTCTCTGGTTCTGGCACTACAGAAACATTGGTAGGGACCTTGGCTGCATCACATGGTGGAACCGGGACAACTACCCTTACTGGCGTACTAACTGGTAATGGCACAGGATCATTCACCGCTAGCCCAGTAACTCAGTATGATGTACTTGTTGGAGGTGCAAGTAATGCAGTGACTTCTATATCTCCAGCAACGACAGGATATGTTCTGACTTCAAACGGTACCTCAGCCAACCCAACCTTCCAAGCATCAGCAGCGGGCAATATAACCGTTACTGGTGATACAGGTGGAGCACTATCTGGTTCAGGATTTACTTTTACTGGTGGGTCTACCGGGCTGGCATTTGGGGGATCTGGGACTACTCAAACTCTGACATTCTCTGGAATAACGGCAAATGGCGGGACCGTAAGTCTGGCGACAGATGCAACTGGGTCAACCGTGAACGTTGGCACCGGAGCGGGCTCGAAGACAACGACCGTGGGCTCTACAACCTCAACAAGCCAGACGACAATTCAGTCTGGCAGTAATGCTCTTACACTAACTACGAATGGTGGCAATGCGAATATTATGCTGACTCCAAATGGTACAGGACATGTGGGAACTGCTGCAAATGTATATGCTGCTGGTGTTAGTTTTGATGGTGGATCAAATATTTTATCTACCTATGTAGCAAGTACTTCATGGACGCCGGTTCTTAAGTTCGGTGGTGGAACAACGGGTATAACTTATACAACACAACTTGGATCATATTGTCGTGTAGGTGATATAGTTGCTTTTAGCATGAGAATAGTTTTATCAAGTAAAGGTTCTAGTACTGGAAATGCGACTATTACTGGGCTATCTTTTAGTCCAAGTACGGGACTTTCGGCAGTAGCATTAAGAGCTAAATCAATAACAACAACTGGCACAATCGAATGTGAATATGATGGAACAAGTTTCAATTTTGAGTCTTTATCTTCAGGAACTATTACCATCGTTAAAGATACGGCCTTTGCCAATACTTCAGATCTAACATTATCAGGAACTATAGTTCTTTAACTAAGGAGATAATATGTCAAATAGATTAGGTGGACAATCACTTGCTTATCGTGGAACTAAAGCTATACAACCGCCAAATTGGCGATTTGAAGATAGAGACCCAAACCAATACGATACACTCAATTATGAGATTGGTGATCTTTGGCTTAATAAAGAAACAAGAATACCCTGGGTTCTAGTATCACTTGCAGGTACTACGGAATCTAAGGGTGAATTAGCTGAATGGATTAGATGGGGTGGTGGACTTGAAACACTTACTGGTGATACTGGTGGCCCAGTAAGTCCTGACAACAATGCCAATATCAATGTGAAATCTGGTATTACTGGACTTACAGTTGATGGAACTCCTTTAAATAATACACTAACAATCCATAATACAGGTGGTGGCGCGTTATTCCAGGGTCTTGAGGGTAACTCTGGTGGACATGTACTTCCTGCGACCAACGGTATTATTGATGTTGTTGGTAATACAACCACCATCAATGTTGTTGGTAACCCAGGAACTCATACACTTACTGTTTCAACGACTGGTTCAGTAGCAACTACCTACACCACTGATGATAGTAACTTTGCAGAAGCATCTGCAGGTAACTTGAATGTATTTGGCGTGAATGGTATCCATACTACTTCGCCAGTACTTGGTGGTTCAACACTTCGTATTGGAACTGATGGAACTATTGCGACAAGTTATCACACTGATACTGGTACTGCTGTTCCATCAGGCGGTGTTCTTAATATTGTTGGTGATACTATTGATGGCGTTACGGTACTTACTGCTGGTGCAGGGAATACTGTTGGGATTGGTGTTAGTTTTGGATCAGAAGTACCATGGACGCCAGTACTTAAATTCGGTGGTGGATCAACGGGTATTGTTTATGGCGTGCAACAAGGGATCGCTTATAGAGTTGGTAAACTTGGCTTTTTCTCAGGTAAATTTTCTATAAGTAGCAAGGGATCTTCTACAGGAGCTGCTACCATTTCGGGCATACCGTTCAACCGTGATCTTGCGGTAGAGAATACGACTGCTGATTTTGGTTGGGAACGCATTGATGCAACAACGGTTCTTGCAACAGCAACATGGATACGTGCTCGTGTTGTTGAAGATGGATCTAACTGCTTGATGCAATTACTTGCGCAAGATGCAGCGGGTAGCAGCGTATCAGCTGTTGATAATACAAGTTTTGCAGCTAATACCGTAGTAACTTTTAACGGAATGGTATTTTTAGCGTAACCGTTACAGAAGGAGCTACTATGATGGCTGTTCTAGTTGCATCACTGATAATCGCAGGCTCGCTTGTGACTATTGGCGTTACACGGTTCTGTTGTAATTGCCCTGCACCTATTGAATCTGCCCTTGAAAAGGCAGTGGAAGTGGTTGTTGAAGCAGAGACAGGAATAGATATTGCACCAATGTTGCCTCCGTATGTTCCTACTGCAAAAACACCTCTACTAGAGGATGTGAGCAAGCGCTAAAACGAACCCCCCAAGTATCTTAGGGATACCGGGGGGGGATAGAAAAGTAGTCACACTCGATTACAACAACGATATTATCTACTTTTCTGTTTTTCGTACTCTTCTTGTGTTCGCTTAATGCGACGTATTTTCATAAGTGACTTGTGATATTCTTCTCGTGGAAGATCGGCTAAGGTTTCTATATTATAGCATTGCATAATATCTTTGGCGATATCTTCATATCCTTCCAATTCAATCAACAATTCTTGATACTGATCTGGATTGACTACATCATTTCTATTAACTTCTGGCTTGGTAGTACGAGGCTTACGAACTTGGCTTATAACGAACGATTCTGCTTGCTCCTCACCATCGTCATCAAAGAAGGTAGGATCGTTCTCTGATGGGGCAATTCCTAGCAACATCATGGCCTGTCTACGTCTAATGACTTCAACAATTCTGCCTGTGTCACGTTCTGTTTCCATTTTAACGATTCTGGCAATGGAACTGAGCCACTGTCCTGACTCATGGCCTATAATAGACTTCATGAGAATGGCGCCAGCGCCATCGTCGGTGATCTCATCATACTGGTAGAATGCTAAACCATTTCCTGATAAAGCTTCTCTAGTTGATGCAATCATAGCCGCAAGGTTGGCATACATACCTCTGGGGCCCTTTTCATTGGCTACCAATGGTTTGTATGCACCCTGAGCTTTAGCGAGAGCCATCATTATCTGATTGATTTCAAGTGAACGGTATTCTTGTGGAGCGAGTTCCATTAGTGACCTTTTTTAGAGTATCTACAGCTTTTTTGGTCTGTAGTATATCTAGAAGGTCAGTTTTGGCTAGTCCGTTAGAATAATGGGTGATTCATTAGGACGCCACACGCCATCTTTAACTTCGTTTTCAACAGGCTGTTTTTTGAAACCTGCTTTTTCTAATGATTCACAGAATGTGGTGAACTCATTGGTGATAGCAACAGCATGGCTGTGACGTACAGCAATTAAATAGAATGCTGCATACATCTCACCGAATTTAACCTGAATGCTCTTGATGAGGTCATTGCTGGTAGCTACTTCTTCATCTGACAACTTTCTGCCTCTATACGGCTCAAGTTGATCAAAGAGGGCTATGTATTCTGTGTTAACCTTAGCTAGTTCTTCATCAAACTCTCTTGTCAGTTGCTCTAGTCTTGTCATCATGCTCCTTGTAGACATTCTTTAAAGTGGTAAATAGCTTCTCTAATGTAGGATTTTGAGCAATAACTATAGATTCTACTGGCTCTAAGTCAAATACCAACTCAGCCATTTCCTTTTCTACTTCTTCAATTTGTTCGTAAAGAGCCTTGATCTTCTGCTGACCTTTATTGAATTCAGCAATGGATAGATCAATCTCTTTTTGTAGTTTTGCTGCTAGTTGTTTTATGGTCATTAATCACTTCCTGAGTCTTAATTCTTCTTTTTTCCATCTCTCTCACTGACCGCTCATGCATAGCGATCAATTCTTCTTCCGTAAAGCATCCACATGATTGTTTTTTCATAATGTTCCCCTAAGAAACGTTATTGGTTAATTAACTACTAACACTATTATGGCATACTATTTAAACTATGTCAACTATTGCAATGAAGTTAATTTATGTTATACTAAGTGTATAATTATAAAGGGTTACTATGAACAAAAAGCACTATAAAGATGCGATCATCAAGATTTACTTTGATGGATGGCTATCAGTGCATGAGCTATCCAAGCTTGTTGGGCTATCCCATACTACTATGGGGCATGTGCTTGATCCTGAGAGTAAGAAGGGGATGAGTTTTAAGACGGTGAGGAAGATTAGGGATTATTTAGAGGAAATTAAAGATGAAGTTTGTAAATAAGTTATTGGCCGGTCAATCTGTTTTTGAACAGGATCATAGTAGAATTCAAGATGCTGTTAATCATCTTGATAAGATTGTTGTAGCGAAAGCACAAAAAATAAATGAACTTACACAAGAAATAAACAAGCTCAAAGAAAATAGATCTCCTTCTCATGAAGAATCATTGAATAAGAAGGTTAAACAGCATACAGCTCTTATATTATCTTTTGGATCAGCCTTTGAATTTTTAGATAGAAGGCTATGTACTTTTAGAGATCTAAAAAGAGATTTCACTAAGATATATCAAGCCATGCAAGAAACGGGTATTCCTAGCGATAAGATGAAGGAAGTTATGGATCATATTATAAACAATGAGGAAAAATATGAATCCTTCTGAATTTAGCCCAAGCAACTCACCGCATATGTCTGATGATGTACGGGCCTTGATGGCAGCCCTACTTAATGCTGAAGAAGTATGGGATGGTGTAGAGAAAACTTCTGAGAATAGTCACAAGAAATATAAATATGCCAAATTAAAAGATATTTATGCTGCTCTCCGGCCCGGATTAAGGGCTCACAGAGTAAAGATATGGCATGGTAAAAGAATATTAGAAGATGGTAGGGAGATAATGGTAACAAGGCTTATCCATGCTCCTACTGGTCAATGGGTAGAGGATGAAGCGTATATTGTTACTGAGATGCCTGGCAACCAAGGAATTGGATCAGCCAATACTTACATGAAGAAAGAGGGTGTATTATCTCTTTGTGGATTCGCTCGTGATGAGGATGAGGATGATGATGGCCAAGGGGAGCAAAATCATATTGAAGAGAAAAAGACTAAGTATGCAGAACCATCAAGCCAAGACGCTCTTTGCAATCAAGAACAATTAGATAAATTAGTCGATCTTATCAACAAAAGCAAAAATCCTAAGTTTTCTCAAGATAAAGTTCTTGAATATAACAAGGTCAAAGAACTTTCAGATCTTACGGTCAAGCAATGTTTGAACGCTATTAAGTTTTGGAAGGAATAGGGATGATTTGTGATAGTTGCCAGAATATGAAAAAGAAATATTCGGATGTTATGCAAAAATATAAAAACTTATCATTGGATAATATACACATAATGTGTTTGGATGTTCACTGTGAGAATGTAGAAGAATTCGGTGGGGGAAACTTCATAAAGAATAGACATAAAAATTGTCCATCACGAGAAGAATGTATTCATAACATCTAGGTGATGAAGATGTGCAAATGCTCAAATGAATTAGATAAAGCTTATCTTTGTTTTAAAATAGCTATGGGTTGTTTCATTTTTGCTAGTGTTTGTCGTTTAATATTACTGATTAAATCGATAGTAATTTAAATAATAACCCCAGTGTCGGCGTTTTAAGGATAAAGATGAAGATTGAAATTATAAAAGACAAGTTGCAGTATATAAGAGAATGTTATCCTTATACTAAACAAAAATATGGCTATCCCTACCAATTCTTTACCTCAAGAGTAGATTTCATTAAGGAACATATTCAATGGGAAAGTGTTGATCCTAAAGATCTTTATAAGGTTATGGTCGATGCTGCCAAAGATATAGAACCTCATTGGGAAGAGTTTGCTAGTTATTGTTGCCATCTTAATAGCGACGAATATATGTCATACTTTGGATTAATTAGATTGCTCCTATGGAGTCAAAAATAATCCTCAGTGTTGGCGTTTAAGGAATAAAAATGAAGATATACGGATGGGAGACTTCTGCGACTAAAGCAATAATGATGTTGCAGGAAGTCATAGAAAAACAAGATGAAAGAATTAAAGAGCTTGAAGATAAAGAATATGATTATTTTAATTGGTTAAGAAAGAATCTTTATCTTAAGGAATCACATGAACTTATTTCTATTAAAGAAAAACGCATTAAAGAACTTGAAACCCAACTCAAAATAGAAAAAGAAAAGAATGATTTGAATGAACGTTGGAAAGATCTTGGTGATCTAATTGAGTCGGTTAAAAGATCGAGATGAATATTCCTGAATAAAAGAAATCCCCATAACGGCGTTTAAGGATAAAGATGATTGTTTGGAAATCTGATGTTGATAAAATTATTAATTCTTATGAACAGAGAATAAAGAAGCTGAAAGAAGATAATGAAATGCTTGGAGATCAATATAGATCTTTAGGTTATAAGTTTATGAAAGCTTTAAAAAGTTCTAAGCGAATTGATTCACCAGCGTCATTGGATGAAAAATCCTTGATCGCAACTAATACTCATAAGTTAATGCAGCATCATTACCCGCATGCTTATGATATTTTAATGCAATTAAAAGAAGACAATGAGTCGTTATTTCATTTATTTATGAGATTGGAATATCCCTTAGCAAACTATCCATTGGATGATCTTAATCGTATTGATTTGTTTATGAATTATTTCAATCTTAAGTTCCCTAAAAATATTGATAAGAAATTTGATGATTTACTTATAAAAGTATTTATAGAAAATAAATAATCCCCATGACGGCGTTTTAAGTCTTCATGGGGAAAAAAGGAGAGATAGTGGGATGAAGCCACTTATCAATCAACGAAGATTGTAATTACTTTTTAGGTTCTGTCAATTCTGACGAATCATGATCAAATTTAGCCAGTGCTGCAAGATCTGAGAATTGCTCAGCAATGTATGCTTGATGGACATTCCATATAGCAGCGCTGCGCTTTAATGTTGCATGGTCAGTTTGGATGGGTGTTTGAGAACGTTGATGGTTGTTTTTGATGGATGAGAGATGACTTGTATTAGGAGTTCTATTCAATTCTTCTTCCATGGCACAGAGTGTTGCTGGAAATAATGACAATATAAGTAGATTTTTCATGGATTTTCCTTTACGATACTGGGGTTGAATGATTAGAAAATTCAAAAGCCCAGGTGTGTGACCTGAGCTTCCAAATATATATTTTGATACTTACGGCATGATAATAAGCAGTGCGGTAAGTTCTTTAACCAACACAACACTTTAGAGAGCAGTTGTATTATGTCTTTAGTATGCCATGCACAAATCAAAAGTCAAATAAAAGCTGTATGCTACGGCACTTTTACTCTTTTTACCTCAACCAAACTCGAATCTAAAGAACTATTGACAATTCCAAGTGATTACGCTTTGCGCGCGTGTTCCGGATTCCGGAATAAGACTAAAGATATTAATATCTTCTTCTACGTAGAGAGTATTTTAATCTGCCTAGTTTTTTTAAAAACTCCGGACCTTCTCCGGACCTTCTTCTTGTACATGACACACACGTACGTATATGCGCGCACGCGAGGTCCAGATGATCAAGAAAGGTCCTAGATATTTAAACAAGTTTAAAAAGAGAAGAATTCCCACAAAAAGGTAAATGAGATGCTAACACAAGAACAGAAGCAATGGTTTTACAAACACGAAGGCACTGATGTTGCAAGAAATCTAATTTTAAGTGAAAAGGGTAGGGATAATATTTTTCCTCCAATCATGCTCAATTTTAGAGGTGAATTGTATTTTACTGAAAATCAGTCTTATAGGCTCCTTGCATTTCCAGAAGAAGCACTTGTTTATGGGTATGAACAATATCAAGCGCGCCCAAATGTTAAAGATACTTTTAAATGGATGATTGGCATCCTCAATAATTGGTGTAAAGATCGAGGGATAAAGCCAGATTGGGCATTTTATTCAACGATATGTGCCACTCTAAACATAGATAGATTTTCTGAAGAAGATCCCAATACCCCCGTTGTTTACGATGCTTTAGAATTTGACAATAAAACAATCACTAAAAAGTTGCTTCACCAGCAAAGTTATATTGTTCCAGATCACCATCCTATTGAATTAGATAAGCAACCAGTTCATCACAAAATAGAAAGATTAGGAGAGTGGATTAAGAGAAATTTCATGCTTATTGTAGAAATTGAAGCTAAGAAGAGTGAGCGCAAGGGGTTTTTGGAGGAACTTGATGCTATGACTAAGAAGAAGTTCACTCGTGAGATTGAGGAATGGATGGAAGAAATAAGACAACTAGAAGAAAATGTGGTACAATCAGAAGGATAAGTTTAATTCTTACCCTTTGAGGAATCATGAGCAATTTACTTCCACGGCTACGATCAGAGCAATATAAGCTTCAAGAGATGATAAAAAAGATAGACAGTGGCGAAGAAAGAAATGAGTTCCGCATTTTAGCAAGACCAGCTTTAGAAGCTCAACTTGCACAGTGTAATGGTATAATAGATAAACTTGAACAACGATGGGATCACAGCAATGAATACGACGGATATTACACAGCATAACTCTCTTTATATTAATGAACCTCTTATTCATAGATCACTTCTTATCATTGGTTTATATAGCATTGCAGAAAGCATGAAGTGGAAAAGATCTAACGAAAAATGGGTAAATGGATTGATGTTTGAAATTAGAATGCTTTGTTCTGATTTTAAAGATCTCCATTTACAAGAATTGGCTACGAATAAACAGCTTAAAAAAGAAATAGAAAATGAGAGTGGAAACACCATTGAGGCATTTATTACTTTTGTTAAGGATATGACCGAAGAAAGTAAAGATGTTGATGAGATAGGGAATTATGAATTAACTGAAAAAGGATTGTCTTTTCTAGAAAAAGGGTTTATTAAACACTAAACATTAATACTAAAAAAGGAACATCATGCAACCAGGACTCAGAAGAAAAGAATATAGAATAGATATCCCTCCTATAGCATGGAATAGACCAGGCAAGCGAGGAAGAAGTAGCTTTGATACCCAGGCTAAGGAAAAGCTTTGCGTTGGTATAAGCTTGAATTCACAGCATAATAATGAAGCGCCATTTGAAAGGCCAATAGCAGTTGAAGCAGAGTTCTATTTCCAGAGACCTAAGTCTCATGGCAAGTCACACAAGATTATTTATCACAGCAACGTGCCTGATATTGATAATCTTGCTAAGTTCTACCTTGATGCTCTTGTCAAGTGTGGAGTATTACAGGATGACAGAATTATTTGCAGTTTGACAGCTAAGAAGATGTACGCAAATGATGAACTACCACATGTACTTTTAACCATAATAGAGGTTGAATGATGGCTAAACAAGCTGTTGTAAAAGCTTCTCCCAAAACCCCCCAATCTTATATTGATCCCTTAGAGATAGCAATTCCTGATACATATATTGCTTCTGAGCATGATTTACACTGTTTAAGGAAGCCTAAAGACCCTGAATGGAGACAGAGATTGATCCACACTCTGTATAGATGGGTAGACCGTGAAGAGTCGTTAGAAATTAACCAATTCTGCATGCATTATAAGTTGCCCTATCAGACTCTAAATAACTGGATTGATGAATACCCAGAATTAAAGTCTGCTTACACAAATGTTAAATTACACTTAGCTACAAAGCGTAGAATGGGTGCTGTTCATAAAAAGTTTAGTGAGACTATGATACTTAGGGATCTTCATTTATATGATCCTGAATGGCATTTTATTAACAAGTATCATAAAGATATGAGCACTGATGATAAGAATGTTCCTACAACGTTTAACATCGTTATAAGCAAGCCGGAAGTAATTACGCCTGAGCAGTTGAAGGGAGAGATTGATGCAATTGAGTGATGAAGAAAAAGTATTGGCTGAACAACAACTTAGAAATATACATAAAATATATACTCAGAAAGATTTTGAAGAGTTTAAGAGAGCTAATGTTTCTACGAATCTTTACAATAAACATTTACATGAATCTAATGAAAGTCTTTGGATTCAGATTGATGTCCTTAAGCAATTGGTTATTGATCATAGTAATAGGGTTAATGAATTAACGGCATTGCTTAATCAGTTTCATGATAAATGCACTTGCGATGCTAAATTAAATAAAGAGCAAACTTATGCAGTTTAGTAGCTTAAGGAAGATTATGTTATTTCATTTTGGTAACTGTAAGCAAGACAATACAATTCTGCAACTACAGGTGACAGAATTACAAAAGAGAACACGTGAGCTTGATTGCTTGGTGTTGACTCTGACTTCAGAGATACAGGAGTCTAAGGCCATCCTTGAGTACCATATGCATGAGAAAGAGAGAGAGATTCAGACCCTTAAGGATATCATAAAGACATTAGAGAATAAGCCACTTGTACAGGCTGCTCAATTACCAAAGAAAGGACAACATGGACCTAAGGCGTGAATGGGTTGATTTGGGCAGGTGCAGTCCTGAAGTAGAAGCATTTCTTAATGAAAACTATCCAAGGCCAGATTCAGAGAAGTGTGCCGAAGAAATAATTGGTATTATAAAGTCATGTGCAACTATGGCCGAACGAGAAGAGTTCATTAAGGGCTATTCTTATTCTATTGCAACTTGTTTGGCTCTTCTTTATGAAGATCATATAAAATTTAAGGAACAATATGGATCTAACAAAACTAATCCCGCTCAATAACTGGGTTGTTATAGAACGCCTTGTAGTATCAGATGTCACACCAAGTGGTATATTCTTGTCAGAGAAAGAAGAATCACAGCTAGCTAAGGTAATCAATGTACCAACCAAGACAACGCTTAAGATTGGCGATATGGTGTACATTACGAAGAATTACATGATGCATGACCTTAGTGATAATCATCAGTTGGTTAGAGAGTCTGATATATTGGGTGTGCTATGATTAATCACAAAGAAAAAGAAATAATTAAGATTAAAACTGCGGAAGGTGTTTGGCATTCACTAGAGGTTGAATGGCTTAAGGATCTTGCATCAGGTGACTGTGGATTTATATTTAAAGAAGGCGGTTGTCCTGAATGCATAGATTGTTCAAAAGATTGTCCCGCTTTTAAAGAGGCATTTAATAGGAGTTATCCATGAACGATCATCAACTTGTGAGAGAGTCTGATATCTTGGGGGTGTTATGAATAAAGATACAATAGATTCTCTTAATAAAGAATTGAATGATCTTCGTCATAAATACAAAGATAGTAGGCACAAGCAGCATCAAGAGAGTTATGCTTTAAGAGCAGCATTAATTGGTTTAATGAATAAAGTTGAATCTTGTAAAAGTTGCTCTATTCCATTTAATAAAAATCTTATGAATGATTTGGATAGAATTAAAAAATCGTGGAGAGACAATGAACGATGACCATTTGTTGGAACAGTTAGCCAATGAGCTACGCCCAACACTACAAGAACTGAATAAGAAGTATGAGGGATTCTTTCATATGAGTTTAGTTACTTTATGCGATCTTAATGAGAACTGTGAGACTTGCAAAGAGACTGTTGGCATGAGATGCTTGCGTGCTGTTATAGGATATGAGTGTAAGCACGAAGAAGTTGAGAAGCCAGATATTAGATGGGATGGGGAGATTGGGTGAACGTTGAAGTAGACTATGAGAAAATCGAAAGAGATCAGATCAAGTCTCTAAAGGAATATCGCATAAAGTTCATTAAAGAATCGTGTAATATATTAAAAGAATATCCTAATGCAGGGGGTGAAGCGTGTGCTTTGAAAGAAGATCCTGCTGGTACTTGGTGTTGGCCTTGCATGGTAATTGATGGGGATATGGAATAATGAACGTTGAAGTCCAAGTAGCACTCGATCGCTTTAAGTTGCGCTGGTATCAGGAGCCGGTTTTTAAAGCTATTGAAGAAGATAACTGCAAGCGTGTACTCTACATAGCTCCACGACGTGCTGGCAAAGACGTACTTGGATGGAACCTTGCTATACGCCAATGCATTAAGAAGACTTGCTTGGTGTTCTATGTACTGCCCACCTATGCACAGGCTAAGAAGGCTATATTCGATGCTATTGCTATTGATGGCACTAAGTTCCTTGATTTTCTTCCCCCAATGCTTATAGAAGCCATCAATCAATCTGAGATGAAGATTAGATTCAAGAATGGTTCTATACTGCAATGTATTGGAGGTGATTCCTATGACTCTAGCTTGGTGGGTACTAACCCTTACGCTGTCATTCTTTCTGAGTATGCTTTGATGCCACCGGAGATCTTTTCATACATACGTCCTATACTCGCCGCTAATGGTGGATGGTGTTTGATAGTATCAACTCCGCGTGGCAAGAACCATCTATGGCAACTCTATAAAGTTGCTCTAGAACTACCAGACTGGAAAGTGATCAAGCAATGTGCATCAGATATCCATCATATACCTGATGAAGTCTTGGCACGTGAGCGTGCAGAGATGGATGAGGGGCTTTATCTTCAAGAGTATGAAACGTCGTTTGAGCGCGGAATTCAAGGGTCATATTATGGCCCAATGTTGGATCAGTTGAAGCTCAAGGGCCAGATATGTTCAGTTAATTGGGAGCCGGGGCTTCTTGTGTATACCGCATGGGATATTGGAGTGAATGATGCTACAACGATCATATTCTATCAGCAGGTTGGTGATGGTACGGTGCTGCGTGTTATAGACTGTTACAGCAATAACAACGTTGGCTTGGATCATTATGCTAAGGTAATACAGGACAGACCCTATAAATACGGAGCACACTTTGCTCCTCATGACATTAAAGTACGAGAATGGGGCGGTGGTGCAGTCACACGTTATGAGAAAGCGCGACAACTAGGTATAGACTTTAAGCTTATTGAGCAAGTAGGCATTATAGAAGGCATTGAGAATGCATGGACACACATGCCAAAGATGTGGATAGATGCAGAGAAGTGTAGATCACTGATTAATGCTCTTGAGAACTATCGCAAAGTATGGGACGAGGTTAAGTCTGTTTATCAGAATAAGCCATTGCATAACTGGGCAAGTAACTATGCAGATGCATTTCGTTACATGTGCTTAAGTCTTCATAAAGCGAAGCGAGGTATGAGTCCTGAAGACTTTGAGAGAAAGAAAGCGGAAGCGTTATATGGTAACAAACAACAACTGCCTTATATGTTTAGGCAGGATGATAAATACAATAGGATGAGATAATGGAAAAGACATTGCAAGAACGTATTGAATTACTTGAGAAGCAAATGGAAGTTATGAAAGAGTTAGTAACCATAACTTCTTCTACTACTAGACAATTAGTTGATAAATTTACTTTAGCAGCTTTATCCGTAGATCAAATGGCCGATAAAACGTTATGTTATGATAAGATAAATGATCTTACAAGAGAAGCACTTAAAATAAATAGTGATAACATCATTAGCCTTGATGAACAGTTCGAAGATTTCAAAAAGACAGTAACTGAGCAGTTGAAAGGCTTGAAATGATCAAACAACTTCTGTTTAGCGCCTTATGTTTCTTTAGTCTCCTCCACGCAGATAATCTACAAGGGCCATATAACTATGCCATTGTTGTAGATGAGTGCAGTAACTTTATTGAGCAGCCAAGTGTGATGTGGGGATCGCTCTACCTTGCAACTTTAAACGCTGACTTTGAATATACAAGGATAAACGAGCATCAGTTCCATGATATTGTGTTTGGCTATAAGGCTACAGCTGAAAAGGGATACGCTTCTATATTCTCTTGTAAGCTCACAAGGTCATGTATTATTGAGTTCTTTTGTCAGGATGGTAGTTATGACTATGAAATGTTCTTTGATACCTTTAGAAAGCTAATTTCTTTATATGATGCGGGAGCTGTGCTAACATCAACCTCAGCAAACTAATTCGACTCTTTATAAAAGGATCAAGCTATGTTAATGAGGCCGTTAGATTCATTGCCCACGGGGCAGTATAGCGATATTAAAAGAAAGATAGATGCCGATTATACTGCCAACCAATCCATATGGCAGATCTATTGGACTGAGGCAACGCTTGATACGCGGTTAGAGGCTGGTGATACATCCTTGATGGCAGAGATGAACCAATCAATGTCTACCACCAACGGCAACTCTTGGTACTTTAACCGCGTTCGACCTTTATGTAACATGGTCTCTGGTTATCAACGACGTAACCGTAAGTCATCCATTGTAGTTCCTCTCGAGAATGGTGACCAGGCAACGGCTGACCAGTGGACAAAGATACTCCTTGGTATCTACAAGCGCGAAGGCGTTTATGAAACGATATCAGATGCATTCCATCAAGGCGCCTGTGTTACTGGTATGAATTTACTCCACGTATATATGGACTACAAGAATGATCCCGTTAACGGCGATATTAAGGTGGATAACTGTTCTTATAATAGTTTTTTTATCGATCCCTATTTTAGAAAACCTGATCTTAGTGATTGCAACTTTGTATGGCGTAGGTCCTACCTAAGTCACTCAGCAGCTGCAGCTCTTATGCCAGATAAATATGAAGAAATCATGTCCCTTCCTGGTAATCCATCAGGTATGGGCAGAGATGGTAGATTTCAGTACATGCCAGAGTCTTATGGTCAGACGCAACAGAACAAAGTAGCTTATGATGAATACTATTACCGTGCCTATCGTAAGCAAAAGTTGCTTGTCGATACGGTAACAGGTGAAACATTTGAGGCAACTGATAAGGATCCTGAAGAAGTTAAGCTCTTTTTAGAGTTGTATCCTGAAGTTACTCTTGTTGATCAAGATATACCAACTGTTCGCATGGCTATTATGATTCAAAATGTTGTATTTTATGATGGTCCTAATCCACTTGGTGTAGATACCTATCCATTCGTTCCAGTAATTGGCTATTATAACCCAATGATGCCGTACTTTTATAGCCGCATTCAGGGTATTTGTCGATCACTGAGAGATCCACAAGTACTACTTAACAGACGCATAATACTTTCAGCTGATATGCTTGAGTCCCAAGTCAATTCTGGCTGGATATTCAAGGAAAATGCTGTTGTTGATGTAAAGCATCTGTTCCAGACAGGTCAAGGACGTGTGATTCCGATCAAAGAAGAAGCACAAATGACTGATATCTTGCCAATTCAACCTCCTCAAGTGCCGCCTTCATTCTTTCAGCTACAAGATACGTTCTCAAAGGAACTTAACCTTGTATCGGGTATTAACGAAGAGCTCATGGGCTCAGCGCTTGATGATAAAGCGGGCATATTATCTGCCTTAAGACAAGGTGCTGGCCTAACTACCCTCCAACCTCTCTTTGACCGCCTGGATTATTCACAGAATCTCCTTGGTGAGGTGCTGATGAAGGTTGTAATGAACAACTACACACCGGGCAAGATAAAGAACCTGCTTGAAGGTGAAGAGCCAGCGCCATTGTTCTATAACAAGGCATTTGGTAAGTACCATTGTATGGTTGAGATGGGATTCAATACCGAATCACAAAAACAGATGCAGTTTGCACAGCTTATGCAGCTTAAAGAACTGGGTGTGCCAATACCAGACTCATCGCTTATTGACGCGTGTACTATTCAAAACAAAAACAAGATCATTGAGGCTATGGAGCAACAGCAACAAGCAGCTCAGCAAATGGAACAACAGCGTGCTCAGATTGAGATGCAAGAACTCCAGGCGCGTACTGAATTGGCTCATTCACGCTCAATGGCAGACCAAGGGCTTTACTATGAACGCACTTCACGTGTTGAAGAGAATCGTGCACTTGCCGTACAGAAGTTGGCTGAGGCTAATAAGAATGATGAGCAAGCGCTTCTTGAGAAGATCAAGATACTTAAAGAAATTGAAGATATGGACCTTGGACATCTCGAAAGACTCTTGAATATGGCTAACTCATTGAAGGTTGCAGAGCAGGCTCAGGTGCAAGCTCCAAAGCCACTCAAAACTAGCCCTAGACAATGATTAAAGCTTAGATAGTATATAACTGCCTCAACCAGCCGAATGGTTCAGCTGGCCAAAGATAGAGGGTAACCTTGCAGGTAAAGCTGCAGTTTCTAAGGAGCCAACCATGGCTAAACGTAAGTACGGCGTCGGTAAAGAATCAGCTCACATGAAAGAAGATGGTGGCATGCTACATGATAACCGTAGCGGCTACTCAAATCTTCCTACTGAAGTGATTCATAAGAATTGGTCTACAAGAGATGCAAACTATATGCCGACAATGCCTGATCTTTATGAGCGTGTAGAACAGCAATTGAAGACTGATTCATCAGACTTTATGCGCTTGATGGATCCTAAAAAATATTAGGAGTTGTTATGCCACAAGCACCAAGACCTAATAAGAAGGCTATGAAGATAGCTTATGAGATCTTGAAGACGCCTAAGTATAGACAACAGAAAAATGAACCTAATCCACCTGAAAAGATGGTAGATTCATGGATCCGTGATTCGTCAACAAATCAATGATTCGAGGGGAGGGATGTAGCCTTCCCCTTTTTTTTGGAGAAGTAATGGCAAAATGTATGAAGTGCAAAGGTTCATGCCGATGCAAAAAGGTTTAAAATGGCTAAGAACAAGATCGTTACGCACCTTAAGGGTGATATCGCTAATTTTAAGAAAGAAGCTAATGAGGATAAGAAACTCATTAAAGAAATAGAAAAAAAGAAGCATAAAAAGCACGAAGCGAAAGAGAGCGCTAAACATGAACGCTCAGAAAGAAAGAAAAATGGCAAAAAAGAAAGATAAAGTACAAGTTGTTATGGAAGAATATAAAGCTGGTAAGCTACATTCTGGTTCTAAGAAGGGCCCTAAGGTTACGTCTAAAGACCAAGCGGTCGCGATAGCTCTTAATGAAGCCGGCAAATCAAAAAAGAAACGAAAATAATCAGTAAACACACTGATCTTTCCTCTCCTTGGTGGATCCCCCTTGAAAAAGGGGGATTTTGTTTGTACATTAAGCAGCAACATGAAGGAGATGCATGAAAAAGACAGCAGGACAGATTATTCTTGAGCACGATGCTCAACGACTTGATACCGAAGATGATGTTATAGAATATCGTCGTGCCATGGAGCCAGAGATACTGGCGAAGATCCACAGTACTGCCCAGCAGGCTAAGCAAAATGATTCCTATAAAGGCAAAGATTTCTACGTAGTGCTTATTACAACCACAGATCCTGTACTTCGACATGCCAAGATAGTAACCTTAGCCCGCAAGTCATGCCCCACTCCCGTCTACAAACAATCTGTATGGAAATATCATAACAACTCTGATCAACTTGAATTCCTCTGGTCAATTCCTGATGAAGTGCTGTATTGGCACATTATTAGAAATGCACCAAAGCTTGTGCAAGATGAAGAATGTAATGATATAACTAAGTTTGTTATGTTGATGGAGTCTGGTGAGCTTCTCCGCTGGGTTAAGAAAGAGAATGGCGAGAAGATAGATGCAGTAATAAAGATAAACAAGGAAGAGTTACATGCTTAATGAGCTAGAAAATACCCAAGAAGTAGTACAAGAAACTCCTGCTGTTGAACAAGAACAAGTGCAGGTTCAGCATCAAGAAGAGGCTAGAACTCGACACTTTAAGGAGCTTAGAGACCGTACTGAAGCTGCTGAGCGACGTTCTGCTGAACTTGAGCGTATGATGCAGATGAATATGAATCAGCACCAAGGCAACAAGATTGTTGTTGAAGAAGATGATTCTATTGATGTTTCTGATGATGCATACATTGAAGGCAAGCAGTTTAAAAAGATTCTCAAAAGTGTTACGCAAGAACTTAAAAATACCAAGAAACAATTTCAGGAATACCAACAACAGAGTTCGTCTAAGCAGGCTGAAATGCTTCTTAAGTCGCAATACTCAGACTTTGATGCGGTTGTTACTACTGAGAATATCAAGTCGCTCGAGTTCCAAAAACCTGCTCTTTATCGTGCTATTTTGGCTAACCAAGACCTTTATGATCGCGGTTCCCTTGCTTATGAGCTTATTAAGAGCTCTGGCGTAATGGCATCTAATGCAGCATATAATTCCTACTCAGCTGCAGACCAAAAGATTGACCAGAACAAAGCCAAGCCAAGATCAATTGCTAATGTAGCTCCTCAGGCATCCAATTCGCCGTTGGTTGAATTTACCGACCGTGATAGACGAGTGCTGACAGACGATCAAAGACGTGCTATTGTACGACAAGCACGTGAAGCTGCTGCTAGAAGATAGAGCCTTTTTATTACTGCCTGCTCGCTACTCCCTCCTAGGGCGAGCAGGACCTTGACTTACTCCATCTACTTATAGTAGACTCCCTGCATCGATGCTATCTGGTGTTCATCGAGCCAAACTTCGGCGCTTTATGGCGTTCGCCGAGCCATAGGATGCATATCTAGCCCTCATCCAGCTAAAACCCGGTGTCCAAAAAATTATTATGCCCGTAGTTAGGAGTTAGTGATGATCACTACTACTTCCCTGCTGCCTGCGCCAGTGCAACAGACAATGGACGATGTTCTATTGTCAGTAAGCACACCAAACCTCATCATGAAGCTTGGTGCTGTTACTAAACGTTTGCCAAGCAAAGGTGGCCGTACCCTACGTATGGCGCGCTATGACAGATTGCCAACCGCACCGGTTCCTCTCGGGCCCAGCGGCGCTATCCCACCAGCAACGCCTTTGACTCGTGTTGATATCGATGCTACCATGTCATTCTATGGCCAGTACATTGCAATTAACCAGCAAGTAACATTGCAAAACCAAGACCCTAAAATGTATGGGGTCTATAAATTTTCTCTGATTGACTTGGAACTCCCTCGCGGACGACAAGGCGCAAGCGTAATTGCAGCGTGAACGACTAAGTGAGAAAACCCAGAAATGGGATGCGATAGTCTGATCTTCATGGCAACATGAAGAGGAGAATCCGAAGAGATTTTCCCGCTGACTGGATTGATCCGGCAGTCATGAAAGTAACAGAATGGTATTAAATGAAACTGCAGAGCTGCTTGGATTAAGTCTCCGTATGACCGAGGATCAGTTGACCAGAGACATGCTTGCATCGACAGCATCGATCTACAACTGCACAGGCGGTACAAATGGGGACTTGCCTACAGATCTAGCACTTTCAGATGTGGACGAAGTGACTTCTACGTTGCTGACAAACAACGCATGGATGATCCTTGGCTCACAAGTTGGTATGGATCGTTTCGGTAAACTATGTGCCGAAGTAAAACTTTCTCTAATTGACTTGGAAGCCTAAAGCGCAAGCTATGGTAACAAGGGGCAAGCGCAAGCAGCCTGAACGACTAAGTGAGAAAGGCCCGAAAGGGTATGCGATAGTCTGACCACGGAAGGAAACTCCGTGAGGGAATGCCGAAGAGCTTCCCCGCCTAGAAATAGGTCATAAAAGTAACAGACTGACAGCTCCTGTTCGTAATGCGTACCTCGCATTAGCGCACACTGACTTGGTTAAAGACCTCAATAACTTGCCTAACTTTATTCCACAGTGGAACTATCCACAAGGTGGCGCAAAAGCTACGGAAAGTGAGTGGGGCGCGGTTAACAACGTTCGCTTTATGGTGTCTTCTGTTGCTTCTATCACTCCTAATGCTTCTGCTCTTGGTAATAACGTGTATAACGTTTTTGTACAAGGTATGGAATCATTGGCTTGTGTTGAACAAGATAACTATTCAGCGCAGTTCATTTACCGTCCTGCGATCTACTCTGATGCATTGGCTCAAAACATTACAGTTGGGTACACGTTTGCTGAGGTTCCAAGGATCTTAAATGACCTTTGGATCACCAACATGCGTTGTACACTACGTTAAGGAGTAGACCATGAGTGTTATATTTACCGGTACAAACCAAGGTAGATTTACTTCTACTGGTACACCAACGACTATTCAGATTCGTTCTGATTTAGATTGGATGTGGGTCTACAACCAAACGGTTCAATATGCAGCTGGTGGCAGCACTGGCGCAGAATTCTACTGGCAACGTGGCATGACGCAAGGACGTGGTACTGTTTATACCAAAACAACCGCTACCAATGCTCTTGCAGTTGCACAGATTGCAGCTAACGCTGGATTCTTTTTGGTTGATTCATCAGTCAATATTCCTGGCGCATCAACTGCTATTTCCGGTATTACTGGTAATGGCGGTGCGCATAGTACTCCTCTTGTAGCTACTGCTAACACCAATAACTTGCCTGTTACCGCTGTGGTAGGCGCTGACAAACAAGCTGGTGTTGTACGTATCTTCAATGTTGCAGGAAACTTGCAACTAAGCGGCCTTGATTTCTCTGTTGCTAACGTAGTAAGTAATACAAGCTTTGATTTAATCAACATGGCTACTGTTACTACTAACGCTGGTACAGGAACATACCGCGTCATTCCATTTGATCCTTCTTATTATCCAGCTCGTCGTATCATTACAGGTATCAGCCAAGCAACACAAGCTGTTGTTACCCTTTCTGTTACGCATGGTTATACAGTAGGGCAAAAAGTTCGCTTGATCGTTCCAACGGTTACAGCAACTGCTTATGGCATGACTGATCTTAATGGTGTACAAGCAACGATTGTTGCAGTTGGTGCAGCTGGTGTTAATAGTTCTACAAATACTATTACCATCGATGTTGATACTACTGGCTTTACCGCATTCGCATTCCCATTGACTACAGCTCCTGGTTTCACACCAGCGCAAGTTGTGCCAATTGGTGAGAATACTGCTGAAGCATTGTCTGCCAATGTCAATATTCTCGGTGATGCTACCAACAACACAGGATATATCGGAATCTTGCTCCAACCAGGTACTAGCTCACCTGCTGGCGTATTGAACGATGTTATTTATTGGGTTGCTGGTAAGTCATTCAGCGTTAACAATAACTAGACATTCAGGGGAGGGTGGAACAGCCCCTCCCCATTGAAATAAAATTTTAACTATTTCAAAATATCAAGAAGGAATGAAATATGAAAAAACCTGAAATACAAGAAGCGGTCTTAAGCCAGAACTTGTATAACCCAAATAGAAACAAAATATCTAAAGAGGATCTTGCAAAACAGATCCGTAAGATGCGTGAAAAAGATGCTGAAATGGTTACTGGTGTGTTTAAGAACCATGAGAATCCAGCAGCGGGCGCATCACTGGGTATTTTGAGATTCAGCTATAAAAAGTATCATGGTGAACCGAATGTTGTTTATGAATTGCGTGATGGTGAACGTTATAGAATACCGCGTGGCGTGAAGAACCACATCAACAACGGTTGTTTCTATACCGAGCATCAATTGTTACCAGGACAGACAGGATCAGATGGTGTTCGCTTGGCTCCTTATGCGCCAAACTTACCACAAAATGGCGTATTGCTTGCACAGTCTTATACTGCTGTTAAGAAGATTCATAGATTTTCTTTCCATTCACTAGACTTTGATGAAGATGATTCATATGATATGCCATCGAATATCGTTGAAGTGGTAGCGAATCCAATTACCAAGGGCTAATGATGGCTAATTACTATGCTGTACAATCTCCGATGTTCCAACGAGCTATGAGAAACATCTTATCACTTACTAACTCTCCGCAGGTATTAGTAACGACAACATTTGATGGTGTTAATCCTGGTCCCCATAATTACTCTACCGGACTCATAGCTCGCTTGAACATACCTAGTGGATTCGGCATGGATAGAGCTAATCAGTTTTATGGTCCTATTACCGTTGTTAACGATACTCAATTTACTATGCCCCTTGACACAACTACAATGGACCCCTTTGTAGTTCCTTCTTACGAGCCGGGGCACTTCGGTACTCCGGCTGTAGTTACCCCGATTGGAGAAGTTGCTAGTATATTGACTGAAGCTACCCAAAACGTACTCAATGCAGGAAACGTTTTGCCTTGATTGCAACCTGTGCTAGAGTTGGTACAAAGATTATTAGACATTAGGTTGGAGTAGACAATGGCAAGTGCAACACTTCAGGCAATACAGACAAAAGTGCGTAGATTAACTAGAAGTCCCAGTACTTCTCAGTTAACTGATGCCCAATTGAATGAGTATATTAATACCTTTATATTGTATGATCTTCCTGAGCACTTAAGACTCTTTTCTTTAAGATCTACTTTTACTTTTTATACTCAACCAGGTGTAGATAGTTATTCTACAACAACAACCAATGCCAACGATCCACTCTATAACTTTAAGAATAAGTATATCGCTACCCACCCACCTATATTCATTGCCGGACTTAATTCATTCTTTACCCAGAAACGAGACATTTTCTATGGCATGTACCCACAAACGAGTACTATTGCAGATACTCTACTTCGCGGCAATGGGACAACTGGTCCTTTTATTGGTACTGTAGTAGCCCATCCTATGATTCAAGGTGACGTTATATTCAACTGCCTTGATGAACTTGGTAATGCTATGATATTGACTGATGAACCTACCTCAAACGAACAAGGTAACTTGGTAACTATCAATTATCAAACCAATACCTCTACTGTTTATGGAACAATAAACTACATAAGCGGTGCGTTTGATTTCAGTTTTCCGAGTAATACTCAATCCGATGCGCCCGTCTATGTAGAAAATCTGTCATATATGCCGGGCAAGCCTATAGCTATGCTCTATTACGATGATACATTTACGATTAGACCTGTTCCTGATAAGTCATATTCTGTACAGATGGAAGTTGATGTAAGGCCTACAGAATTGCTGCTAACTGATGATGTTCCCTTTTTGGAGCAATGGTGGCAATACATAGCTTATGGTGCCTCGGTGAAAATATTCCAAGACAGATTTGACTTTGATTCTGTGCAAATGGTTATGCCTGAATTCAAACAACAAGAAAGAATGGTACTAAGAACAACCCTCACACAACAAGCTAATGAACGTACGACTACCATCTACACGACTGGTAAGACATATGGCATGGGTGGATGGTGGGGAATGAACTGGCCTTATTAAGGAGATAGATAATGTCGATGACTTTGAATGATGTTCCTCAAGCAGCTCAGACACTTGCAGATACTCAAGTTCCCATACAGCAAAATTTTCAAACCATTGATGCTGCATTTAAGATCAACCATGTTCCTTATACATTAGGGACTCAGGGATTTCATAGCAAACTCGATATGCCAATTCAAGGGGATGATCCAACCTCTATTGGTGGAGAGATGGTTGTATATACCAAGACGTCAGCAGTTTCAGGGGTTCCTGCTTTATTTATTCGTCAACAAAGTAGTGGTACTATTACAGAATTAACTACTTATGGAACAGGTGTTTATACATTTAATAATGGTCCAGGATCAATAACTTACAGTTACGTATGGACCAGGTTTCCATCAGGGTTATTGATGCTATGGGGCAACCAGACATCTGTTGGGCCTAATATTCCTAATACTGGACTTTATTTTAATTATCCTACCGGTGGGGGTCAATCATTTCCTGGGTTTCAAACATCAGTATTTAATGTTCAATTAACTTTAAAAAATACTAATGTTAATCCATTAGGCAATGATAATCCTCTAATACTTGTTCCAACTGCTACTCCTTTGGTAAATTTCAATGTCAGCATAGCAATACAATGGGGTGCGACAGCATCTCTTAACTTTACTGCTGTTGGGGTCTAACATGGCAGATAGATTTTATATTGGTTATGTTGATGGAACCAGTGGTCTCCAAACGAATTACAAACCATACGCTATTGCTGATAATGCATTTTCTCAGCTTAATAACGCCTATATATTCCGTGGCCGCGTAAGAAAACGTTTTGGATCAAACTGGGTTAATGATGCAGATACCAGTTTAGAATCTAGATTTAGAATACTCATTGATAATACTAATGGTAGTGGCGATATAAATGACTATACACCGCTTGATGGTGCAGGCAATGTTATCATTACACCTGCTATTGGTCAGCAATTTTCCATTGGAACACAAACGTTCACTGTTAATGCTTTAGGAACTCCTGCAGCTATGCTTAAAAGCGGCGCTGCTACATTAGCAACTTTTTCAACTTCTGGTGGGCTTGCAGGTAATGTTATTATTGATGGAGCTGATCATAATACCGCATTGTATTATTATCCTAATTTGCCCGTTATGGGACTTTTAACATTTGTTAATAGTTCTAGTAACATACAGACTATCATTGGTTTTGATACCAAATATTCATATCTTTATAATAATGGCTGGAACTATATTTCTGGTGTTAAAACAGATAATACCGGAGCGAATATTTGGTCTGGCAACAACTTGAACTTCTTTTGGGGCACGAGCTGGGTTGGGACAAACAACTCAGACCGTGTTTTTTTTGTTACCAACAACACCGATACTGATGGTATTCGTGTTCTTAATAATTCAACTAATGAGTGGAGTTTTGGTAATTTCTATTATGCTACAATATCATTAGGAGTAAGCACTGATGGTTCTGGTAATAGATCAACCACAGTAGCCCCGGCCTTTAGATCTTTAGGTCAGATATTCGTCATAGGAAATACAGTATTTACCGTAGTGACTGCTACAGGTGCTATGGATGTTTCTAGTTTAAATACTTCTGCTACTGTGGGAACAGGAACATTTAATGTTTCTAGTGGTGCTCTTGTTATATCTGGAGCTCAGGTTAATACAGTAATACTGTATGGAGCATCTAATAAAGTTAATCAGGCATTAATGTGCGTTGTATTTAAAAATAGACTCCTCCTTCTCAATACAAAAGAGAATGGTGTTCCTTATATTAATCGTGTTCGATGGTCCCAAATAGGATCTCCTCTTGATCCAACAGCATGGCTGCAACCGCCAGGATATTCAGGTCGTGGTAATGCTCTTGATGCGGCAACGACTGAAGCAATAGTATCAGTAGAGTTCATTAAAGATCGCCTCATTGTTTACTTTGAGCATTCTACATGGGAACTTGCTTATACGAATAACCAAGTGCAACCATTTACTTGGCAGAAGATTAATACCGAACTTGGTGCAGAATCAACCTATTCTACTGTACCATTTGATAAAGTAGCACTATGCATAGATGATGTAGGTATACATGCCTGCAACGGTGCTAACGTAGAACGTATTGATGATCTTATTCCAGAGCAGGTATTCAATATCCATCAAGACAATGATGCTCCTATACGAGTTTATGGTATACGTGATTATGACATAGAAGCTGTTTATTGGACATTCCCTGGTATAACTGATGGTAACGATGCTGATCAACCATATCCTAGCCGCGTTCTTGTTTATAACTATAAAACAGGTACATGGGCATTTAATGATGATTCTATAACCGTATTTGGTTATTTTCAACCATCTACTGGTACAACTTGGTCTTCAACGACAACAAATTGGTCAGATGAAACACCATGGTCTACTGGTTATACTCAAGCTGCTCAGCGAGAAGTAATAGCAGGTAACCAACAAGGCTATACATTCATTGTTAATACGAATGAACCAACTAATGCTCCTGTACTACAAATAACCAATCTTGTTTTAGATGCTACTGGATTTGGTGGAACAGTAACAAGTATTGATCATAATCTACGAGTAGGTGATTTTGTACAATTTAGCAGCATTACAGGATCTGGGACTATAACTCAATTAAATACCGGAATTGGCAAAGTAACTCTTTATACTGATGCAAATACTTTTAACTTTGCATTAAACCTTGAACTTTATACAACGCCGCTTACTGGATCTTACACAGGGTCTGGTCTTATGGCACGTGTTAGTAAGATAGACATCTACACTAAGGAATTCAATTTCTATGTAGATAAGGGACGTAATGCCTATGTATCCAAGATTGACTTCATGGTAGATAAGACTTCAGCAGGTCAATTGATGGTTAATTATTACTATTCAACTAATGTAGACTCTCCAACAGGAGAAAGTGAAGATACTGGAAATCTTCTTGGAACAAGCACTTTGGATACTTTTGCCTATCCAACTATACCGTATGAGGCTGCATCATCAAGATTATGGCATCCAATTTACTTCGATGCTGAAGGTGAAGTGGTACAGTTCCAAATTGTTTCGAGCGATTTACAGGTACAAACACCAGAGATATCTAACTGTGATTTCCAACTTCACGCCCTTGTGGTGTACGCACAACCTACTACTGGAAGACTGCAATAATGAATAAACAAACATTCGATATATGCCAACAAATAACGGGACTTATCAACTGTCAAGAAGCGCTCATTAAATATGTAATGGAGCGTAATAATGATGAAGATAAGGAACTTATATACGAGGTTGCTTATGACTATATGGACAAAGAGATCATGCGTAATATCAAAGATTTGAAGCATATAGAGAGAATATAATGGCAGATACAACCTTTCAGCAACAACAGATCAATACGGGTTCGTTTCTACCTACTACTAATATATGGGATACGAATCAATTAGATGATATCAATGTTAATAGTGATGATTTTAAAGAACTGCTGGTTAGGTTGTATCAGAACATTAATAACATCGCCCTAGCAGTAAATACTAAGGACACAGGATTCTATGTTCTTGAGGAGTTTGTTAATGGGCAATTATTCTTTAATGCGAACACTGCTGGTCCTACTGATCTTAAGCCTGTCTTTAGGCGTGTCTATAATGTTACGGTTTCCTTCAATAATACCGATACCATCCAAAAAGCCCATTACCTATCCATTAACGAACAATGGTCATTTACTAGGATTTATGGAGCGGCATCAAACACCACGACATTGGCATACTACCCCATTCCATTCGCAGGTGCTGCAGGAGCCTATATTTCAATGACCGTTGATAGTTCAAATATTGTTATTGTTAATGAGTCTGGTGTAGACTTCGATACCGTTTATTTGGTGGTAGAGTATATTAAATATTAGGAGATAGTATGGCATATCCACAGCAACTGATGCAGCAACAACCTGTATCAGGAAATTTAACTCACAGTTCTTTTGGTGGTAAAGGAGTCAAGGCCTTAGCTGAACAGAATTCTGGAAAAACAAATATACCTTCTTGGTTGCATGTTCTGTTTCCCCAATTTACAGCATGGTCTGACCCTGAAGGAGCTAAAGAAGCTTGGTTCGGAACTCCTGAACGTATCCATGATTATGAAAATTTTGAACCAGAACAATGGCAGGCAATACAACAAGCATTACAGCAAGCTATGGGACAAATACAAAATCCGGGACAAGGATTTGAACCGTTTGAGAATCAGGCAAGATCTGATTTGCAAACAAAAACTCTTCCAGGACTTGCAGAACGATTTACATCAATGGGTTCTAATGCATTGAGTTCACCAGCATTTGGTGGACAATTAGGGCAACTTGGTAATGAATTTGAATCGGGGCTATCTGCTCTTAAAGGCCAGCATGCTTTACAGAATCGTCAACAAGGATTTGGAGCATTGCAAAATATTGGTCTACAAAGACGTTATACACCAATGCAACAAGCCGCTCAACCAGGATTCTTTGATAAAGCTGCTAATGCTGCTGTTAAATATGCTACTGCTGGAATGGGTGGATTTGGCCCTAACGAAACATCAAATGCAAGTTATGCTAATTCTGCAAAAGGTGGCCAGGATCTTTGGAATTATGTTAATAATACTAAATTTGGTGGATGAAGATGGCGTACAATATAGGTAGCATGAATGCTCACATAGGATCCCAACTAGGATCAGCTTTGGGAACAGGATTGGAGCATTTGACGCAGCAAAAGATGCAAAGTATTGCTGAGCATAAAGCTGAACAACAAAGACAAAGACAACTCAATGAGCAACAACAAAAAGTAAGTGGGCTAGCATCACTTTTTGAACAAGGTGGCTTTGATCAAAAAACATCCGCTCTTCTTGCTCAACTTGAAACCAATAAGCCTGGTATTGCAAAAGATCTAATGGGACTGCTTGGACAAGGTGGTTATGGCAACAATCAAGAGCAAAGCGGTCTTAGTTCACTGCAGCAAATGACAAATGTTCCTCAAGAGATGACTGAAGAAGGTGCATCATATACTCCTTATGAGCCGTATATGCAGGAACAGCAAAAAAGATCTTTACCAAAACAACAGAAATTAGTTGAAGAAGGTATTCCCAATGAACCAAAAAATTTAGCTGAGTCTATTGCTCAAGGCAAACAAAAACAAATAGATGCAGCTGCTCAAAAAGAAGCCGATAAAGAAACTAAGGAATGGTTTAATACTACTCTTAAAGAAGAAAAAGCTGCTGTTGATAACGATAGACGTCTCGATAAGATGCTTAAGCTTATTGATAAAGGTAAATTACCAAATGCAGCTGTATGGAAATTTTTAACTGATATTGAAGATGTAGGAGTAGTAGGAGCTGGAGGAGCTGGGGCTGCTGTTGGAGGAGCATTGGGTAATATTCCAGGTGCAGCAATAGGCGGTGTAATAGGTGGATTGATATCACCATTGGCTGGACTTGCGAAAAGTTCTTATAGAGCATGGAATGAAGACGTAGAGGAGTTTGAAAAGCTTTCTGCGGATTTCATTAAAGGGGCTAAGGCTGTTTTTGGGACTAGAATAACTGATGCAGATTTAAATGCTTACATGAAGACTATACCAACTCTTATGCAGTCAGATGCAGGTAAGAAAAGAGTTATAGCCAATTTACAAGAAATAAATGCATTCGCTAAAAAGCAAGCAACCATAGCGCGAGAAATAGTTAAGGCTAACGGAAATCGTCGCCCGGCAGATCTTGAGCAGCAGGTTCAAGATAGGATGTCTGAAGATTTAGATGTTTTAGCAGCAGAATTCAAAATTTCTTAATAATAAAGGGATTGAAATATATCCCTTTATTTACATTCTTCATTTATGCATTTGCATGAATTAACAACTTCTACTTTCCAAGGCTGATTCCAGTAGTTGTTTGGATCTCTTTGAGCCTTTAAAAGAGCTTTGATCAATAAAGCTGGTATGGAAAATATAATTGCCACTATTACTACTTCAAATATTCTCAATCCAATATCCATAATTTATCCCTAGCCCTCCTTGCGGGGGCTTTTTAATCGATGGGTACGTGTTTCCAGCTTCTTTTTCTTCCTTTTCTTATGTAGTCAAATTTTTCATTACATGTTATGCAAACTACTTGGTTTATCAAATCTTGTATCTTCTATAATCTGCTTACCTATAGCCCTTAAAACCCATGTACTCGGTTTAATATTTCTTCGTGCAGCCAACTCTCTTATTTTAAAATAATCATTCTCGGTCATATCAAAGTTCATTTGGTAGCGTTTTTTTTTGTTTTCCATAATTTATTCCTTTAACTATATTCTAGCATGCTAGAAATAAAAAAGCAAGAACTTGCTTTATACTGTGCTTATTCAATACTAGAGATCGAACAAACTATAAAAACTTTTTAGGAGATTCTATGGGAACTCAGAAACGCGCTTCTTTTAATTCATATGGCTTTCAAGGGCCATTCTCAGCTCAATTTCCAGCACCTGTTATAGCAGTGCAAGACCCATCTACGACTGATTTTGCCGAAATTGGTCAAACCTGGGTCAACACAGCTACTCAAACTTCTTTTATCAATGTTGGTACGACTGCTGGCGAATCTGTTTGGACTCAAGCTCCATCATCTGGAGCAACTACCCTAACCTCACTTTTAGTATCTCCTGGATCAGTTAACATTGATACAGGTAATCTTACAGTTGCCGGAACAACTACCTTAACGGGAGCAGCAACTACGGGTGCTATTACAGCAACTAACGTGGCAGCTACGGGAACATTGAATGTAACAGGTGCATCAACACTTCATGATGTTACTGTTTCAGGCAATCTCGCTGTTACAGGTGATTTTGATATTACTGATACTGCATCTATCTCTCTTGCTTCTACCAACAACGCTGCAGGTGCGATTACCTTAACAGCTAATGGCGGTACATCGGAAACGATCCTTGTGCAATCACTTCAAGGAACTGGTGCTACATCAATAGATCTCGTTTCAACTGCTGGTGGCGTGACACTCAGTGGTGGTAAATCAACTGCAGCAGCTATTACACTTACAGCATCAAATGCTGCCGGTGGACTTACATCTACTGTTGGTACTGGTGGTTACTCACTTACGGCAACTAACGGTATATTTACGGCAAATACCGGTACAGGAACGGTGACCGTTTCTGGTGATGCTACGGCAAACTCTGTTAATATTGCAACAGGCGCTGGGGCAAAAACTACCGTACTTGGATCGACCAATACAACTTCTACAACTACACTCCATTCAGGTTCTGGCGGTATTAATTTAACGAATACAAACAACCCAATATCAATTAACAGTGGTACTGGTTTAGTATCTATCTCAACTGATGCGTCAGCGACTACCATTGATATTGGTACTGGTGCTGCTGTTGTTAAGACTATTGATATTGGTGGTACTGGGGCTAACGTAATTGGTCTTGGTAACAACCAAACCGGTGGTACGATTGGTATCGGTACAGCTATGACAACAGGTGTTATTACTATTGGTGGTGGTGTTTCAACTGCCCAAACTGGTAATATTAACCTTGGTATTGGTACTGGTGCTCAAATAATCAACCTTGGTACTGGTGCTGGTGTTAAAACAGTCAATATAGCAACTGGTGCAGCTGCCAATGTTACCACAATTGGTACAACTACAGCTTCTTCAACATTGGCACTCGTTACTCCTACCGGAACTAACGTTGTTGCTGCAAATGGTCTGAGTGTTACCACTGCAGGTCGTGGACTCAGTCTACCTGGTGGATTATTGGTACTTTCTGGTGCCGGTGCTCCTTCAGCTATTACAGCACCTGCCGGATCAATGTATCTCAGATCAGACCCAGCTGGTGCTACGTCCAGGTTGTACGTGAATACCGACAGTGGCACAACTTGGGTCAACGTAACCTGTAGCGCATAGACATTAATAAATAAAGTGATAGGATCTTTATAGAACAAAAATATATAAGGATCCTATCATGAAACTTTCTAAAAATTGCGATCAATGTTCTACGGAATATTTAGTGAGAAGTGACAAGATAAATACTTCAAGATTTTGCTCTAAACCATGCCAAATGAAAACTATGGGAACAATTAGTGTTACAAAATTAAGAGAAAAATGGGCGTCTCAAGATACGATATATGAGCTCGAAAAGTCTTTTAATAAGTTTGTTATAAAGCAAGATGGATGCTGGAATTGGAATGGCTGTAAAAAAGTAAAAATGAAGTATGGATGTTTAACTTTTAGAGGTAAAGAAGTGATGGCACATAGGGCGAGCTACATGATTTATAAAGGTGAAATACCTAATGGATTGTGGGTGCTGCATACTTGTGACAATCCATCATGTACAAATCCTGAACATTTATGGTTAGGAAATGCTCTTGATAATCAACGTGATAAGTTATCTAAGAACAGACATAAAGTTGAAAAGTTAAGTATTGATCAAGTTAAAGAGATAAAAAAACTTTTATCTATGGACGTGATGATGAAACGTATATGTAAAGATTTTAATATATCTAGGACGACACTTCATTCTATTAAAACTGGAAAGACATGGCGCGATATAAACTAGTTTTGTAATTCATTTCCTTCATCTTCATAGCCCTTGGGTAAAACCTTGGGCTATGATAGCATATAGACAGTTTTTCATCCCTTTAAAGGAGATACTAATGGCACAAGGTTCGGTAAAAGCTCAAGAGCTTGGGAAAATACCTTCATCACAACTTACTACGAGTTATCAGTCTATAAACTTAGATCCAGGATTTACTGAATCATGCTTTATGATCAGAATCTATAATGGCGGTTCTACTGACGTTACCATCTCGTTTGATGGTCATACTGATCAAGAATATCTCAAGGCAGGTGCGGATCTTATACTGCAAACGCAAACAAATTCACAACCTGCTGCAAGATTAGCGCTCTGGTCAAAGGGTACATATGTTTCGGTAAAAGGAACGGCAGGAACGGGTAATATTTATCTTTCAGCTTATTACGTTTAAGGGTCTACGATGGGAAATGTTTCAAGTTCCGTACGAGCTCGCTATGAAAATCTTAGGTCTCTTGCTTTTGGGGGCATATCTGGGACTTATGCTGGCGTTGGCACTTCTTTTGTGTATCCAGTACGCATTTTAAAAGTAACTAATCTGACAGATAAAGATCTTCTTATATCATTCAATGGTGTTGATGATATGGACGTCTGTCCTGCTAACGCTTTCTATCTTTATGACTACGGTTCAAATAAAGCCGACCAAGGTGGATTCTTTGAGCAAGCAGCTGGCAACAGACTATATGCTAAACAGGCGTCTGGTGCCCCTACTTCTGGGTCAGTTTATGTAACCGTTGTATACGCTTCACAAGTGTAGGGAGAACCGATGAGCCAAAGTGGTATACTCAAGACATCTGGCGGTGGTGGTGGAACGGTAACCTCTGTTAATGCCGGTGCAAACATATCTATAACAGGTACAGCAACCGATCCTATAGTAAACGTCAATGGTACGACAGACCATGCCGTACAGGTAGGTACGGGAACTACTGGTTTAACATCTATAACCGTTGGTACAACGGGACAAGTATTACGTGGAGCAACAGGAGCAAACCCTGCTTTTGGGTCTCTTAATTTAACAACTGATGTAACTGGTGTCCTTCCTGTAGCTAATGGTGGTACTAATGCTTCTTCTTTTGCAACTACTGATGGTACCATTTACTATGATGGTACGCGCCTTGTTACAACAGCAACGGGCACGGCAAACCAAGTCCTGACCTCTAACGGCGCTGGTGTAGCTCCAACCTATCAGTCACTTTCTGCTGCTGGTGCTGTAACCTCAGTCAATGCGGGTACTAACATATCCATTACCGGAACTGCAACGGCACCAATTGTTAATGTGGCAGGGACTACCAATCACTCTGTTCTTTTAGGAACCGGGACGACGGGGGTAAACTCCTTGGCAGTGGGTGCTTCTGGTACGGTACTTTCTGGTATGACAGGAACAGACCCGGTATTTACCGCAACACCAACAGTCACATCTATCACGATTGTAAATGCTCCTGTGGCAGGAACTGACGGGGTTAACAAAACCTACGCTGATTCCCTTGTTGCAGGTATTACGTTTAAAACGGCAGTTTATGCTGCAACAACAGCCAATCTCAATGCTACGTATGCCAATGGTGCAGCTGGTGTTGGGGCTACTTTAACTAATGCCGGTGCTCTGGCATTGTTCACCCTTGATGGTACAACGCCTCCCATTAACTCACGTATCCTCGTTAAGAATCAATCAACGCAAGCTCAAAATGGTATCTATACCCTGACTACCATTGGTAGTGGTGCTGTTGCGTGGGTGCTCACTCGCGCTACTGACTATGATCAAGCTTCTGAGATACATCCTGGTGATTTGGTTCCAGTAAACAATGGTACAGTAAATGCCAATACCTTCTGGATTCAAGTTGATACGGTCGCTACCATGGGTACTGACCCAATTGCCTTCAATGAATTCTTTGGAGGTGGCGCATCAAGCTTTGTTACCGATTCTGGTACCGCAGTTGCATCTTCTGGTGCAATTACCATGGCTGGCGGTGCAAACATATCAACTTCTGGTTCTGGCTCTACCGTAACCTATAACGTTGGCGGTACAAACAACCATGCGGTACAAGTGGGTAAATCTGGCACAGGATTGACGCAACTTACAGTAGGTACCAACGGTCAGGTTCTCGTGGGATCTTCTGCTGCTGACCCAGTTTTCGCTACATTGGCATCATCCGACGGATCTATCACCTATGCTACCGGTGCTGGTACCCTTGGCGCTACTGTAACGCAAGCTACTACCTCACAACTTGGTGGTGCTACTTTAGCTACCAATGCTGAGACCATAGCTGGTACGGTAACCAATAAGATTGTCACACCTGATGATCTAAAAGCTAAACTTGGTACACAAACTAATCACGCGGTACTTGTTGGTGCAGGAACAACAGCAGCGGTAACCGCAGTTGCTACAAGTGCAACATCTGGTGTGCCCTTGGTATCACAAGGTGCAGCCGCTGATCCAGCATTTGGAACCGCTGTAGTAGCTGGTGGTGGAACAGGTAATACAACATTTACTGCCTACTCAGTTATAGCTGCTGGTACTACAGCAACTGGTGCATTCCAAAACGTATCTGGTCTAGGATCTTCTGGTAACGTACTTACATCAGCTGGTGCTGGCGCATTGCCAGTATGGGCAGCTCCTGCAGCAAGTTCTATATCTATCACTGGTGACAGTGGTGGTGCTCTTACGGGTGCAGCATTCACCTTTACTGGTGGTACGACAGGATTGACCTTCTCAGGTGCAAGTACAACAGAAACGCTTACCGGTACCTTAGCTGTTAAAAATGGTGGTACTGGCGCTGCAACACTTACTGGTGTGCTTACCGGTAACGGAACCAGTGCAGTTACTGCATCAACTATTACACAATATGGCACTGTTGTAGCTGGAGCTTCTAATGCAGTTGCTTCTGTCGCTCCATCAGCAACCTCTGGAATACCCTACATCTCCCAGGGGTCATCTTCTAACCCGACCTTCGGTACTGCTGTGGTCGCTGGTGGTGGAACCGGGGTAACTTCTACAACGGCTTACGCTCCTATAGTTGGTGGTACAACCACAACGGGTGCATTCCAAGCGGCAGATACTAATATTGGTACGTCTGGATTTGTGCTCACCTCAACCGGTTCTTCGAGCATACCAACATGGCAAGCAGTTCCTGGTGAACTTGCATGGGCAGTAACGACAGTCAACGCATCGCTTGTTGCAGGTAATGGTTATATCGCCAATAAGGCAGGTCTTCTGACTATGACATTGCCAGCATCTGGTGCGATTGGTGATCTTATACGCATTTGCAACCTTAATACCGCTGTTGGATGGCGTATAGCACAGAATGCTAACCAAGCAATATTGTTTGGTAATGCGACAACAACGGTTGGTGTTGGTGGTTATCTTGAGGCAACAGCAATTGGCGACTCATTAGAGATGGTTTGCGTAGTTTCTGGTGCTTCTACGCGGTGGATGGTACTCAATAGCCAAGGCAATATAACATTGGTGTAAGGAGTTACTATGGCAACCCGCAATAGTTGGAACAATAGCGTTTCTGCTGCCAATGTGTCCTTCACTGGAGGGACATTTGGAGCAGGTACAGACGCGACTGATAATAGTATATCAATTGGTACGTCGGCTTCGGCTGGACGTACCATCAGTATTGGTAACGGTACAGGTACAAGTTCTGTAGCAATAGATTGTGGAACCGGCGGGATAACCGTCGGCTCTACTTCTACGGCCCATGCAAGCACCTTTGGTAGTTCAAATTCTACCAGCGCATCTACCCTTCAGTCTGGGTCAGGAGCACTCAATGTCACCTCAACCAATGGTTCTTTGACCGTCAATTCAGGAACAGGCCAACTGGCAATCTCCAATGATTCCAGCGCTACCACGGTAAATATTGCCACAGGCTCAGCCGTGAAGACGGTCACTTTGGGCAGTACAACGGGTGCAAGCGTGACTAACCTGCAGGCTGGATCAGCAGGTATAAAGATACCAGCATTCGCTGAAGGTGCTCTTGTCACCAGTTCTACAGGGGTGATATCTACTGTCACAGGGACCGCTGGCTATGTGCTTACTGCAAACGCATCAGGTACAGCCCCAAGTTTCCAAGCTGCAGCAGGCGGGTTCACCTGGACCGTGATTACTGCTGACCAAACAGCTGCAGTTAATAATGGTTATATATGCAACAAGGCATCTGCTCTATTATTAGCACTTCCTACTACTGCAGCAACAGGATCAATTTTAGAAGTAACAGGTATCAATACTGCCCTTGGTTGGAAGATAACTCAGGCATCTGGACAACAGATCCATTTTGGTACGGTGAATACAACCAGTGGGGCTACAGGATATCTGCAGTCATCTGCAGTACGTGACTCAGTAAGAATGGTCTGTGTTGTAGCTAACAATGAGTGGAACGTATTGAGCTGCCAAGGCTCACCAACATACGTATAGGAGCATCATGGATATTATACAAAATCCTGGATACATTGAAGGCGGAGCATTTTGGGGAGGGGGCGGTTCCCTCCTTTCTCGTATGCCCGCAATTGTGACAACCTTTAGCGGTAGTGGAACCTGGACTAAGAACTCATCAACGACGGTCGTCGATGTCATATTATGGAATTCAGGTGGTGGCGGAGGTTCTGGACGACAAGGTACAACTGCTGCATCTGCTTCTGGTGGTGGTGGATCTCCAGGAAATGTTGTTTATTATACTGCACCATCTTATTTCTTTGCATCATCAGAAACAGTAACTATTGGAGCTGGCGGAGGTGGCGGCGGAGCTCAAACTTCTGTAGATACCAATGGAATAGCTGGTAACCCTAGTGTTATTACTACTTTGGGTAATATTGGTGCGGCGCCAACATCTGTTAGTTATGGTACTGGTGGAACAACTTCAAGTGGATCTACTTCTGCATCAGCTCAATATTATAGTTCGTGTTTTAATCAATCGGCGAGCTTAACTATTGTTGGTAACGCTTCTAGTTTAATAGATGGAAATTCAGGGAGTAATCCTAATACTAATAATAACTATTTTTCTTATTTATTTCCTGGAGGAGGAGCGGCTGGTGGTGGTGGCAATACTACCACTGGACGAACGGGTGGAACGGGCGGCCCGGTCTCAAATCCCGCAGGAACGGTCATGGTGTCTGGCGGAACTTCAGGAGCGTTAGATAGTGATGCAGGTAATGGAGGCGCTGGAGGAACTTTTCAACATGGCTTTATACCTGGCGGAGGTGGCGGTGGTGGAGGAGGCGGTTATAAAGCTGTAAAAGCTGGCAAAGGTGGTAATGGTGGTACTCCTGGTGGAGGAGGTGGTGGCGGAGGCGGATCTGTCGATGGAGCCAATTCCGGTGCTGGCGGAACAGGTGGTAATGGGTATTGTGTTGTAATAGAATACTTTTAAGGAGAATGTATGTCAGTTAATACCGGTTTGAATACAGCATCCTTATCAGATGGTTATCTACAAACAACTTCCGGTGCTCTGAGTACTGTTTCCTTTGGAACAGGCGCCAATGGCTATCTTGTTACCGCATTTACCGGTAGTGGAACCTTTACTAAGAATGCCAATTCTAAAACAATTACTGTTCTTCTTTATAGTTCTGGTGGAGGTGGTGGATCTGGACGTAGAGCTACATCAACTACATCTGGTGGTGGAGGTGGTGGCCAAGCAGGTAATTTTACCAGTTATACTGGTCCTTCTTATTTTTTTAATAGCGGCGGAGAAACGGTGACTATTGGGGCTGGAGGAGGCGGCGGCGCAGCTAGAACAGCAGATAATAATAATGGTATAGCAGGATCAAATGGTTCTATTACTAGTTTAGGAAATTTAGGAGCAGCTGATCGTGGTGCAAGCGGAGGTAAGGCTGGTATTAATGGAACAACTACTACGGGAACTGCTCCTTCTGTTTTTGGTTCTAATATAGCCACAAGTACGGTTGTTCTCTCTGGTAATGGTACAGTAACCGCTGGAACAAATGGTTATTCAGTAGGAACTCTTGTACGTGGACTTTTTGAATCATTCCTACCAACTGGAGGAGGCGGTGGTGGTGGTGCTGACTCTGGAACAGAAAGAGCTGGTGGCAATGGTGGTGCTGTAACATATTCAAATGGTGGCGCAACTATAACTTCTGGTGGTTCTGGTGGTGTTGAATCTGGGACTATTGGAGGTGGTAATGGCAACCCTGGACTTGTCACTTCAGGTGGGTTAATGACCGGAGGTACTGGTGGAGGTGGCGGGGGTGGCCAAAAGTCTGGTGCTGCAGCTGGAACTGGTGGTAACGGTGCTGTACCAGGTGGTGGCGGAGGCGGAGGGGGCGGCTCACTTAATGGTACCAACTCTGGTGCAGGCGGAACCGGCGGTAATGGTTATTGCCTTGTTATAGAATTTTACTAAGGAGATAGCATGGCGGTAAATAATAGCGTCAATACCGGATCTTTATCTGATGGTTATTTAAAAACAACTTCTGGCGTTATATCTTCCACTGGCTCAATTACTACTATTGGTGGTGTAACTACTACTACCTTTAGTGGGAGTGGAACTTGGACAAAAGGTGCCAACACCAGAACTGTTTCAGTCATATTATGGAATTCTGGGGCTGGTGGTGGGTC